CTTAACGCGAACATAAGCGACTTAAGCTTACTCTTAAGCTGCTCAAGCTTGTCATATACCGCCAACTTGTCCTTAAGCGTCATCTTATGCATAGCGTCTTGTTCTTAACCCAAATACGTTGACCCTGCCGAAAGTTGATCCCCTTCATACCGACAAACACCATATCCTCAACGTCTGTTCTTACCCACCGCTTGTTGGGATACAAGTACACGATCCTCTGCTCCATAGACTCGTTATGTATCGGGATGTAGCGAGGTTCTGTAACAGGTGACTCTGGTGTCACTGGTGTAGGCTGCTCAACCGGCTGCTCGGCCACTTCACCCGGCAACGTGCCATCCAAGAGATCACTCCTGTAGATCCGCTTGAAGCTCTTGAAACACTTACGCTCGATATAGTCCTCCCCGAGCTTGTATGCTAACGGCCTATACGCGCTCCCTAGATGCTGCTTAACAGTCTTTTCGCTTAGTGTGTACTTGGTCATAGTACTAGCGACGGTACAAGAAAAGAAGCGGCAGCGCAAGCTTACGCCCAACAAGGGCCAGCTAACCGGGCGCCCGCTCGACGTGTACCCCCACAGAAACACGTCTATTGCCCCCAGCGGCACAGCATGTACACACGCTGCCACACGTAAGCTAGGCCAAGCTACAGGTGTAGGGCAAGTGCAAAAAGAAACCTCCCTTGGTGCGCATCGTAGAGAGGCGTGGGAGGTGTTGTTGCAGCGCAGTATAGCGCAACAAACTTAGTGTGGCTAGTGTGCGCCCCTGTGAAGGAGAGACACGCAAGCCGGGATGTCTTGCCGGACGTAGGGGAATGTAGCATGGCGACGGGTGGCGTCAACTGCGAAGGGGGCCAGTTGGCGAAAAAAAGTCTGAGGGGGCTTATGCGTCGCCGTCGCCGTCGTATAACCAGGTCGCATCCCCCCCGCCCCTATCGCCGGTTTCTCAGAGTAAAAACCCCATTCCATATGACGTACATTGTGCATCGTTATGGCCAACCCGCTCAACCGCAACAGCTTGCAAGGGCGGCTCAATCGTGGCGTGCCGGAAGCGCCGCTTTGGTGCTCGGTGAGGTCGCTTTTGGCGGGCCGATGGGACGTTGACGGGTGAGCTGGGCGGGCGGGGCGTGGGCGCGCGGTCGTTGCTTGTGGCGCGGGGGCGGTAACGCATTTCTTTCGTGTACGAACTATCTCCGCCGCACGCACCGACCGGACGTCACTCGCGAGCTCCCCGAACTGCTCCCCGAATTTGCACGCACGCACGCACTGCGCATCACGTCCCACGCTCGCATCGCCTGCGCATCCTCCGAGCTGCATGCACTCACCAGGACGCACGCTTTTCTTTACCCATCGTTTCTTTTTTGTTGCGTACTTATGCGGAGTGACGTACTTTTACACCCGTATGAATAACCAATCACTGATCGACTCCCTCAACGCAGAACTACAATCCGCGCACGCCGAAGTGCTTGCAATCCGCGCTGCCGGCATCTTCGGTAAAGCACGGCTTGCAGCATGCAAACGCGTAATCGTTGCGCTTGAAGCGCTTAACGCAGCTCAGAAGGCCAGCAAATAACCAACCTCAACCAACCTGCCGATATGAATCCTACCGACATGAATGCCTTAGAATACGCGGGTTACACAAGATTGTGCCTTTTCCTCCTAATGGGAGGCTGCGCAATCATAACCGCATCCCTTTGGTTGTCAGTCTATTGCGACTGGCTCAAATCCAACCGCAACAAGTAACCAACAACCCTAACACACTACAAAAAACACACTTATGAACATACAGCACAGAACCCAACCAAAAATCCGCCGCAAGATGATGTTTAGCATTGATGCCATCATCCACGACCATCACCGCGCTATAGAGTCGCGAACATGGACGTTTTTTAGACCCTATTGCGCCAAAACTCCAACCTATCGGGGCGCCGCGCGCATGATAGCCCAATCATGCGACAGCAGGCCATCGCCCAAAGACGTCTCGGTTATCCGCATCCAGGCGCATGTTTGCGAGTCTCGCTAGCCTAGGTTCCCGAGCTGGTCATCCTGCGGGGTGGCCAGAGGGGAGCAAAGACGCTCCGTCAAACACACTACAAAAATTATATGACAACCACAACCACAGAACCACGCATCTACGTAGGAACCTACGCAAAATATAACTCAGGCTCTATCAAAGGAGCTTGGATTGATCTTGATGAGCATGACGCTGACTCGTTTCGTGAAGCATGCTTGGAATTGCATGCCGATGAGCATGATCCTGAGCTCATGTTTCAAGACTTCGAAGGCTTCCCGAAGTCTCTCTATTCCGAATGCTCCTTGCCTTCAATCCTTTGGGATTGGATGGCATGTTTAGAGGAAGAGCGTGAGCTTTGGGAGGCATACGCGGAGGCCATTGGCTATCAGCTGGAAGAAACTACACTTGAGCAGGCGCAAGACGCTTACGCTGGCCAATACGACGACGTAGAACGCTTTTGCGAAGAGCATTGCCAGGAAACCGAGTGTCTCTCGGGCGTGCCTGACTTTCTTCGAAGCTGCATCGATTGGCGTGCAGTTTGGCAGTCAGCACTCCGCTTTGACTACTGCGAGCACAACGGGTTCTTTTTCCGTAACAACTAATCAACACGCTTAAAACTATGAGACATCTATACACAGAAGAAGAAATTGAAGGCCTTGCCGAGCGGCGCATTGACCGCCTTGACGAAAGGCTAATGAGCAACCAACTCACGCAAGCGGAGTATGACGAAGCCATGCAGCGTCTAAACGAAGAGATTGAGCAGCTTTATCGAAAGGCTGGATTCAACGTCTAACCACCAAACGCCCCTAGGTTTCGCGCCTAGGGGCTTTTCTTTGCCCTGATATATGACCTACCACGACATCGCATCATGTCCGTCCCTTTGGGCCGAGCATACAGACGACGAGCCATTCGCCGGGACGCTAGCAGAGCGGATTGAGTTTCTCGAAACGCTCTTTCACTACGAGGCGCAAGACGCCTAATTCTGTCCCACTCCTCGCACCTCTCGCGCCACCCTACGCAAGCCCTCTAGCAGCGTAGCGAGCTGGCGCGCCAACATCCGCTCACGCCTATGCACTAGCACATACATCCGCTTCCACTTCGCAGCTTCCTGCGCATAAAACTCCGCTTCATCCTCTAGCGTCTCGCAATCTGGGCACATAGTTCGCTTTGCAAGCGTGCTATCTTGACGTGCTGCGCCTGTATGATGCGCCAATACCGCTCGGTAAGATCGCGCAGGTCGTGTACCTCATTGGCCAGGTCAATCCCGTTCGGTAAAACCAAATTTGAATTTTGAATTTGAGATTTGATTTTGAAATTTGAAATTTGATTTTCAATTTCGGATTTGGAATTTGAAATTTGATTTTTGAAGTCCACCTTGAAATTTAGAAGTTGAATGTCTGATTTGCAAGGTAGACCGGCCAGCGCATCACTCGTTTTCAATCGTTCCAACATGATCGTCAGGGGCTTTCGGCGGCTTAAGGGCCGCCATGAAAGCGGCAGAGATGTCGTTGTTCGTGTGCAGATGCACATGCTGGTGCAGCTGATCCGGCACCTTGTTCTTCTCTAGATTAGCATACTTGTCCAGTGTGATCCCCAAGGCCAGCACAGCGTCCTTGGCGGACATCTCCGGCATCAACTCCATAACCCGCTGAGCAGCGCCGTCGATCACCGACTGTAGTTTGGCCTTCAAGTTCGTGTTGAAGTACGCATTCCTGAACTGGCTATCCATGTCCAGCGCCGACACCTTAATCTCATCCACGCTGCGCTCGCTGATCCCGAGCTGCATGGCTATAGCTCTCGAGTGCTGCCCTGTGATGAACAGATCGAGCACCTTTTTCTGTATCTCAGGCGGTATCCCGGCCAAAGCACCTTGACCATTGACCTTCTCCTGTATGACACCTGGCACATGCTTCTCTATCTTCACGCCAGAAAGCCCGGCTAGTTGCCTAGCACGGGACTCTGGTGACCGATAGACTGCGTTTCTCTTTTTGCGCTTGGGTGCCTCGCTCATTCTCGTTCGCTCATAAATGACAGATCTTCCGCCGTGATACCGTGGATCTCACCAAAGGCGCTCTCCTTGATGGCTTGGAGCTGCATGTAGTAGTGATCCGCCTTGAGCGCGATGCGAAGCTGGATATCAGCTTCAATTTCACGTTCCTTTTTCAAAATTTGAATTTCGGATTTCAATCTTGAAATCTCCTCCTCGGCCTGAAGGAGTAGCATCTCCGTAGCGATAGCGTGTTCTGGTGTCATTTGTTCTTTATGTACTCTATACCATGTTGATCAAGCAACGCATACAGCCGTAATGCCTCACGCTTCCATGTCGCCGGCCTAGGTGGTACTGTCATGCCCGCAAGCGCCTTCAACTTGTTCATCGTACCAGCACCAATGCCATACACGCTTTTAGGCGTCGTAAACGACCAGCGTAAGTCCTGCATGTTGCTGATGTTCATTAGTTCGATGTACCGCGCCATCTTGAAGTCTAGGGGCGCGATCCCGCACCGAGCTTCAACTCGGCGTATCCATAACTGACGCTTATTCATTGCTGCCATATTTCTTAAGTTCGTGTAGTAGTATGTGTTTAAACGTCTCGCTGCCGTCGTTGATCAGCGTGAAGTCCGGGGTAATCTGCTCTTGCTCCGTCTCGGACACATGATCCATCGGATCCACGCCAAATCGCCTGACACGGATGACGATGCCGCCTTCCTCGCGGATAGCCGCAGCCTCGTTCAGAAATCGCACGTCGTCGATAACAAGTAGTCTGTCTGGCGGCATGAAGCCCACCCACAACTGCGGGTCATACGCTCGGCCTGCCATGCCCAGGTCTTGCAAGAGCTTGCGCCCACGCTCGTCCTTCTTGCCGTTCCAGCACATATAATAACGAGCAATCCGCTTTATCTCGTAAGCAAACGAAAACAGTCGATACGCAGGATAGCACTCCTTGACGACCGAAGCTGCGTAGCTCTTGCCTGAGCCGGACAGCCCAGTAAAGCCGATAATCTTTGTGCGGAGGATCATTTCCACTCCTTCGTTGTCAGCTTATACGCCTGCGCCAACACAAGATCAGCATCAAGCAGTGCAGCTCGGTCATTCGCAAACGCCGAGTTGGCGTCGTAGTGTCGCAGTAAAGAATGCTTAAGCTGCTCGATAGCCGATGCAGCTTGGACCAAAACGTGCCGGTACATGAGTAGTTCGTTTTGCGCGTCCATTAGTTGTACTTGTGCCACTTGTTATTTTGATTCACGCCCATCCGACGAAGAGCGGTTCTTTCCTCGTACCCGATGCTTAACAGCGCATCAACCATCTCCTCGTCAGTAGGACACACTTCCTTGCGAAAAGTGGAAGGATGTGCGCGGAGCCACATGTCTAGCTCAGGCCACCGGTTCGGCACCGTCTTGTCGGCGAAGTAATCCCACCACACAATCTGCGCTACAAACACCTGCATCCGCATTGGTAGTTCCATGATCCGTGACTTCCAGTCCCGTGGATCTACCTTCCGCAATTTGGCTACCCAGCCGTTCGATTGTCTCTGTCTTTGTCTGATTCTCATCTTTTAGTCGTTTGTTTTCTTGTGTTAACACATGGATCTTCTCCATGAGGTTGTCGATTAGTTGAGCACTCATTCTCTGTCGAGGATAAAGCTCAGGGCCAAAGCTATGATGCTCAGCACAGCAATAGCAACCTGAATTTTAGGTGGGTTCTTCATTTTTCTTTGCGTCGCAGTCTTCGCAGATCCAGTCGTCGAACAAGTCTTGCGTAAGCCAGATGCCGCACTCGGGGCATGTGGGCAGCTCTGCCAGCGGATCGCTGTCGCCAGGGTAACCTGTGCTGATCATTTTGCCTCCTCTTTCACAGTTATTGCGTTGTGCATGTCCCAGATGTCCGAGACGACCTTGTCATAGTCGGCCTCGTCACATTCATCAACAGGCTGCGACTGCATCACAAGCGATACACTTAAGTCTAGCAGAGCACGCAGCTTTAGTGTGACACACGACAGTTCCGCTCGCAGGGAACTGATTTCAAACGCAATGTCAGCGTCTTCTCTGTGCTTTTGTTTAAGCTGTTTCTTGAGTTCTTTCACTTCATCAATGCGCTTATCGCGGATTGCTTGGGCACGCTTAAGCTTAACAAAGTCTCCGTTAGCAAGTTTAAGCTCGTTGCGCACCGCGTTGAATGACGTGGTGTACCGCCTGTGCATCTCTTCGCATGCAGCAATGCTGACTAGCTTACCATGAGCGTGTATTTCCAGCCTACCATGACAAGATCCTTCCTCGTCTGGGTAAAAAGCAAATCGACCGTACTTAACTAGATCGTCTGTCATTTACCCCTCCATTCTTGCATCGCCGATACCGCAAACGCTGCGCTGGCCCAAAATAGGACGAGCAATACAATGGCCTCCCATAGCTCTTCAGCGAAGTAAGCGATGGCAAGTCCGTCAAAGACGGCGAGAGTAGCAAAGCCCCAGAGGTACGGGACGGCTTTGTTGGAGTTGTCGGGTTCAATCTTCATATATGCTTGGTAGTGTTTGATTTTATTCATTATGGAACGTAGCGGTTTTGCCTGTAAAGCGCAGATTTGCACTGACGCCGCACGGGCCGTTTCGTTGGATGGGTATGCCAACCTCGCGGAACTCTGCGTCATCGGAAAGCTTCACAACCATCACGGCTGTAGCGTCTTGCCCGATTGCGCGACTTTCGCGAGCTTTACCCTGCTCATTTAATTGCGTAATCGAGATGACTAAGCAACCTAATTCGATGCCAAGTAAGCGCAGGCTCCGGCTCACCTCAGCCACTTCACGCTCACGGCTGCTGTCCTTGCCCAGGTCGCAGCGTACAAGCTGAATGTAGTCTACGAACAGCACGCCTAGACCATCCGGGCTCTTCGCCATAGCCCGTGCAGTGGCGCAAATGTTGGCTATGTCGTACAGGTCGTCGCGCACCACCAGACGGCTGTTATTGAGCTTCTGGATGGCGCTGTGGACGCCTCTGATGTCGCGCTCATGCTTTGCTCCTTCAGCGAGCGCACGCAGGCTGACATTGCCGAGCCGGGCGACAAGCCGGTCGATGATCTGGTTAGCTGGCATCTCCAGCGAGATGACGAGTATTCCTTTGTTCATTTAGTAATGTGGTAAAAGCTAATGCTGCCGTCGCTGGCACTACACCGTTTCCGAGGAGACGCAACTCGTCTGTGCGATTGTCACAGGTGACGTACAACTCGGCATCGTCCAGCCTATCGGTAATCCCATCAACGTCTCCACCCAACGTGGATTCAGTTTGCCCGTTGTGTTGTGTTGAGCTTGCTCGCCCAACCTGTGCCTCCCACTGTCCTCTTGTTTGTCCTGTGCCATTGAGCACCTTGGTGTTGCCCACGACTCTAGGCGGCTCCCATGCGTGCTGTGGTTGTCCTGGGCGGCTGGGCCAGAGATCGCAAATACGGCTCTTGCTAGTTGATCCGTCCTGTTGCGTTGCGATCCGTCTGGGTTGAGTCCAGTCTGCGCCATTCCACTCGAGTCCTTCCAGTCGCGTGCTGATGCAGTTGGCCAAGATGAACACGCGCTTCCGTTGGTGTGGCGCACCGCATTCAGCCGCCGAGAATATGCCCCACGACACTTTGTAACCCATTTCTTCCAGATCGCTGATAACAGTGGAGAGTCCCAGCGTAATATGTCCTTCGACGTTTTCAAATAGGCAAACTCTTGGCTTGAGAATAGCGATGCCTTTAGCAATGTGTGGCCACAAGTGTCGTTCGTCTTCTGTCCCGAGTCGCTTTCCTGCTGCGCTGAATGGCTGGCAGGGGTAGCCTCCAGTGAGGATGTCCACTCGATCTCGAAAGCTTTCCCAAGGGAAGGTTTTAAGATCCGTCCAAACAGGTGCTGCGTCCATGAGTCCCGCTTCCATTTTTGCAACCAAGTTCGCAATGGCGAAAGCTTCGATCTCACAAAGAGCGACTGAGCGCAAAGCTGGGAGGACTCGTTTAAGTCCAAGCTCAATCCCTCCGTACCCTGCACAGAGGCCAACGTGTGTAATTGTTTCGGTAGTATCCACATTAGCGCGTTCCATTGCCTGGCCTTGCAGACGTGTGCGAGTGCTGTCCCGTGTACGGCTCAAGCAGATACTTCACCTCGATCAGATCCGTCGATTGGTTCTCGGGCAGAAGCATAAGCGACTCCATCTTCGAGCCTAGTGCGTCTTTCGGGCCGATACAGATGACGTCCTGCGTCTTCTTTGGCCGTGGCAGCTCCACGTTTTGCAGCACGTTAGTGCGCCGGATGAGTACCCAGTCGCTCATGCTTCCTCCCATCTTCTTGGCAACATCACGCGCATCGTTGGTGGACCGGGCCACACGTCTTGATCGAGGCACAACTTGTACTGCGCCAGCGTCACGTCGAGTTGTTGGTTGGCGATGTCGATAAGTTCCGTGGATGCTTTCACCCACTGGCTCAAGTGAGGTGCTTGCATATCGACGACTAGGAAGTAGAAGTCGATGTCCTCTTGGCCGGTGATCTGCTCAAGGCCATAGGTGTACCAAGCAGCCTGCTTATCGTATCCAAAGCCAAAGAATTTGTGGTCGAATTTCGAGAAGTCGCTGGTCGTCTTTAAATCGACAATGGCTGGCCTACCCTTGATCTCTGTGATCATGTCAGGGCGCCCCTTGCATTGCACACCGTCACGCTCCCAGAACAGCGACGCTTCAATGATCTTGGCTGCTGTCACCATCTCAAGCAACGGCTCCACTGCCGCACAAGCGCCCTCAACACGCGCCCCTTCGTCTTCGTTAAGGATGACCTTGCCAATGTTCTCTTGGCAAAAGTTCTCCCACGTTAGCTTGCCCTCTTTGGTGCGACGATCACACGCTGGAGCAATAGCGTACTCACAGCGCCCCTCAAGAGCTAGGCTGTGGACAATCGTGCCCAGTTCCATCTCACGACTGGGTTTCCAGTCCTGCTTTTCCTTCCACTTGTAGTACGCCGGGCAGACTGCGAAGGCGTCGAGGCTATGCTTCGATAAACCGTGCATGGCACGGTAAGTTGTCATCTCTAAGTTTTGTAGTAGTTCTGTTTTCATTTTGTTATGGGTTAATTTCAAGCGCCCCGCAGCCGACAATCTTACCGGCTCCGTCACGAATGAGTTTTGTTGGACTAGCCAAATCTGTTCTGTTGGGCAGTGCAGTACGCACATAGCCAGGCACAATGTAAAGGATTCCTTTTACAGGGTCAGGCAGGTTGCTCACCTTGGCGTCTTTGCAGCACATGATGGGTACACCATCAACGTCTGCCACCTTGCTCAGGTGTGAGTGTACTTTCACCGAGTAACCGCTCGGCTCGATCACGCCGTAACCAGTGATGGTAATGTCGTGAGGTGTAAGGTTTACGAGTTTATTCATTTATTAAGTTTGCAATGATGTTGAGTGCCAGCATGGTTTTGCCAGATTTGGTTTCGCCACCGATGACAACAAAGTCACCAAAGCGTATCGGGCAGATGTTGTCGATAGCAGAGTAGCCTGTTTTTATCCGCATGGACTCATCGTCGCCACTCTCGTAGCGGTTGAGCGCATTAATGAGCAGCGCCTTAGTGTCCATCACCTTTGGCGGAGCAAGTTCACGGGACAGCCCCTCGACCTTCATCACAACGTCACTTAGCAACTCCGGCGTCTGCCTGGTTGAGTCACCGATTGATAGAAGCGTCTCGTAAGCGACATGCTGCAAGGTGCGCCGTTTGGCCGTGTTCTTGACGATATCTACGAGGTCGCCTATCGCACCGGCGATTGGCATGAGCGTGTAGAGGTCGCTGAGTTGGTGAAACTCGGTCGCTGGTAGCGTCTCGCGACACTTCTCAAAGATCACACGGATCTCGGACGACGCATTGCGGGACTGCTGCTGCAAGATGATCTCGCACACCCGGTGACTGAGCGGGTCGAAGATGTCGCCCACCTTGAAGTTCTTCTCGCTTATGTGGTGCAGGAACACCTCAGGATGATTCAGCGCAATCGACGCTATGCCGCGCTCGGCCTCTAGCGCAGTTGGCACCACCGTGTCAGGCGGTAGCTCCACCGGCCTGCGCCTACCAGCTTTCTTGTGTTCCATTTGTAGACATCAAACTATCGCGCTTGAGTAAGGTTTTGATCGGTGTCCGCACCATCGATGATGCACGGGAGAGCCAACCGTTCAGGAAGCGCCCCATGCCGCGTGGAGTCTTGCGGCGCTTAGGGTCAGCTTCGAGCCAAGCGTGGGCCTTCCATAACTCTTGCTCGACGGTCTTTTCTCCGTAGATCGTGATGAAGTCTTTCATCAGTCCCGGTGGCACCTTGTACTCCTTACCGTCTTGAGTGATGTACGTGATATCGTACAGGCTCATCGTCCTGCCTGCCTCTGGGTCTTGCTTAAGCTCATCGACCATTTGATTGGCGGATATATATCGCCTGCCGGATGGCTTGAGTAATTCTAGCTCCTCGTCTGTAAGCACTGGGATGCCAGCCATCGCGTCTGCTAAGTCCTGCGCAGGTTGCACAGGTGTCACTGGTGACTCTGATTTACTGATGAGTTGCGCTGGCTCCTCGAGAGGGACGACCAGCTCGACCTTTGTGCCGGATGTATATGTTATATTGATGCTGATGTTCATTATTGTTTTTTCTTAAAAAGGCGTCCACGAGTAAAATTCCAATATCTAAATAACCAGAGGGTTAAAAAGCGTGACATTGCTTGCTTGGTTTTTCGCCTTTTTGGGTTTGCGGATAGCCAGTCTGCCGCCTTTACAAACTCTCTAATTACTGTTGGAAATCCACAGTATCCATATATTTTCAACAACTCATCCGCGTAATTATCTGTGATAAAATACGTCCCGTCACTTGCTTGAAAGGCTATTTCTTGCAATTGCTCTCTATCTGTTTTCATTTTGTAATATGTGTGCGTTGTGCAGGCGCACCCCTGCATGGTGCAGAATTATTTGACCAAACCTTCCATCCCATCCCTAAGTAGCCGAAAGAACAACTCAGCGTTCATCGTAACTAACCAGGGGGTTCTGTTTTTTTTGTGTGCTACAATCCACGGTTTTCCAGCACCGTCACGCTCGGCCTGCTCTGTGGCTTTGATGAGATTGAGGTTCTCCACAAACTTCACTTCTTGATGCAGGTTCTTGAGTTCCTCGCAGATGACATCCGGGCTGTCCGTTCCTCCGGCGAACTGCTGACCACGCCTTGCCGTGAAGCCAGCGGCCCGGAGTTCGTCGCGCCAGAGACGCTCGCCTCGACAGCCTTTAGCCCTGCTGTTTATTGGCATCGCGTTTGGCCTGTAACCAAGCGTTAACCTCAGCCACATCAAACCGCAGGCAGCGTGCGCTGATCCGGTGATGAGGGATCTTCCCTTCGCGGCACCACTTCAGGATGGTTTGAAGCGTGACACCGCACAACGTCGATATGTCTTTAGCTTTTACCATTTCAGGTCGTCCTCCTCAAGTTCAACAGGTTCGTCTTTCTTCACTGGCTTGGTCTGCGCTGAAGGGAATGCCTTCGCAAATCCCGCACGATCTGCGGATATAAAGAGTGATGTGGCAATAGCCTGGAGCTGCTCGGGCGTGACGCTGGCCTGACCGCCAACCCACTCGGCTGCTTTGATAGCCTCAGCCATGAGTTGCGCCGCTTGGAACAGCGCACGCTTGGCGTCTGCTACGGTGAGTGACACAGGCGACGAAGCCTGCACTGGCTTGCGCGGGCCTGCTGCGGCTACGGCTGCACCAGCGTCGTCGATGATCGCGCATTGATCGGTGATCTTCAGCTCGTTTTCGCCGGAGTGTGTGCTGTGCTTGACTGAGATGCCCTGCAAGCCCTTCTTGCCTGCTTGGCTCTTGAGGGTCACCATCTGGCCCTTGAGGTCACCCATCTCGTCCGGCAACCAGAACGATGCACGGCACTCGCCGGTGCTGTCCTGCAAGACACAGTTCTGTACGCGCCAAGGTCCAAACTTACCTTCACCAGTTTTAGGCGGGAACGTCGCTTTGATCGTCACCCGCATTTCTCCGATGACGCTGCCATCGGCCAAGTTCTGAATGTCGCTAATTTGTGCTACTTTCATTTTTGTTGTGTTTCATCGATGGACCATCCACCGAATGCCTAGCAAAGTATACGTTGGTCTACTACGCGCAACTACTTTTTTGCTTTTATTTTGTCGTCCTCGTCGTCGTCCTCGTCATCATCCTCATCCCCACACTCTTCTATCCAAGAATGTTCCAGCACTCTTTCCTTGTGCATAAGGTTGATGTGCATGTCCCGAGCAAATCGATTGCCCCAACCACTCTCATAGCGGTTCGTGTTGTCCGAGTCTTTCTCGTCCTGAGCTTGGACGAGGATCTCGCCACACTCAAAGTGCTCGGACAGAATGTCCTTTGCACGCTGGATGATGGCTTGGCGTTCTTGTTCTTCGGGGCTCATATCTTGTAGTGTACTGTAAGCACGATTCTTCCGTCAGTCGTTTTGTGGTAAAACTTCTGTCGTACAGCTTTCTTTTGAGCAAGGATGTTCCGTGTAGCGGTTCTGCCAATTCCAAGCCGTTGAGCAATTTGTGAGAGTGTATACCACCCCGGAGGTGCGGGCTTTAGTTCTAGATTCTCCGCAAGTTGCGAGAGCCAGTCCCCTTCTACAGGGGCAGCTTGAAGCTTCCGTCCTTTAGTTCTTTTGTCAGCCATACAATTGTCTCGTTGTCAGTATATTCGCCCCACGCCCAGCCTCTACTCCAAGCGGTGGTTGCAATTCTATTTTCCGCGTAGCCAGCCATTTCGGGATCTCCCAGCCACCCAACAGAGTAGCCAGTGACACCTTTAATGCGCCGACCTTCAGCGATTTGTACACGGTGGATATGCCCCATGACAAGCTTGGTGAATCGTCCATGACACATACGCTCTGCGCTGTCCCTGAGCGCCTGCTCACTGTGTAGATATCCGTGCTGGAAGAGAGCGTCACCTAGGCCAACAAAGCCGGTCTTGAGCTTGTAGTCGTAGACCTTGCACCTGATGGCCTTGGCCCGGTCGTGAATCTGGTGATACACACGAGTCGCCAGTGCCGAGATGATGGCTTTGGGGTGGCTCATCAGCGTGACAAGCCGGGCTTCATGGTTGCCAAGGAGGTAGTGCTGTGGTCTCAGCGCCGAGATAAATGCTAGGCCATCGTTTAGGTCAACCTCTGGGTCAACCGTAGCGTCGTGACTATCAGCAGTGATAGCACCACTACGCAGGCACGTCATGTCGATGGCATCGCCAAGATGCAGCACTGTGTCCGGCTTCCATCGGTCACGAAAACGGAGCACTTCCTTGAGTACAGCTTGGTCCGCCATGAACCCATGGCTGCAACTAACTGCAAGGAAGCGTTTCCACTTCCGTGTTATGTTTGCCATAGGCTATTTGCGCTTGGCAGCAGCGGCTTTCTTCGCGGCCTCACGTTGGACGCTGTACGCGATAGCGACGGCCTGCCTCTGTGGCTTACCAGCGCCGATCTCGCGCTTAAGGTTCTCGGTGAACGCTTTCTCGGATGCGGATTTCTTTAGTGGCATAGTGTTATTTAGATCCAAATGCTTTTCGGACTGCTGCTCGTTTAGCTTCTATTCCAGAAGCATATACGCCTTCAAGTTGCTTTCTGTCGTTGTAAAGCCTAAAGTTGTTTTTGCCAGTCTCCACAATCCTGTAGCCAGTGAAGTTGTCAGTTGTGACATTTCCACTCGGCAACTGCTGCTCATCGGAATTGATCTCGTTGAACGGTAGGCTCGCGCCAGATTGCGGGTACACACGCAACCAAGACTTGATGCGAGGCAGGGATTGCTGATCTAATGGGCGCAACAACTCAATAGCTGCTTGTGGGTCGATCATCGCGTTGACCAACATGCCATGCGCCTTCTTTGCGACATCACCGCGCCACATGCCGCGAAACAAATCCGTCATGCCAGACATTGGCCCGGTCAACTTCTTGATATCAGCGGGAACAACCGCTCCAGCAAGCCTGCCAAGTACACCAAGTGTGTTTTCGGCCAAGCTAATATCGAGGTCACCTGCAAGCATTTGGTTGAGGCTTGTGACTGATTGGCCACCGGCAGCACGTTTACGGCGAGCATACAGCTCAATCTGCCTGCGAGCTTTGTCTAAGGCTTGAAGCTCTTGTGAGCCTTGTCCAAACAATACCTCAACTGCTGACCTTTGCGCCCCTTCGCCTAGGTACTTGTTAAGCTTATCAAACGAAAGCGAAAGGTCCGCTTTAGAGATCGGCTTGATGACATTCTCTGTTGACGCCACTTCACCAGTCCTACGGAGCACTGTGTTGAGGTAGTTCTTTAGGGCGTTCTTAAGCCCTTCGATTGCATCTCCGCTTGGATCTTGCGCTGCTCTAGCAACTAGCTCTTCCATGTAAACCACAGCGTTGTCGCTGTTAAGCACCTTGCCTATCGCTGACTCTGGAGCTGCCCCAATGTACTGAGCAGCCTGACTAGCCTGCACGGCCTTCTTCTCGTCTTGAAGCCTTATCTGAGCATCTGCTTTAGACTCGCTTTTTACTCTTAACGATTCAACCCTTGCCTCTTTAATCTTTTCAACTTCTAACTTCTTTGTTTCGATTGCTTTTTCTTTTGCTTTAGCAAGATTAAGTTCTTGAGCAGACTTTTGCTTTTCAGCAGATGCTAAAGCGGAAAGTTCTGGAGCAATCTTTGAATCGTAAACCTCTGGAAAAACATCGAGTAGCGTCCTGCCGCTTTTGCCGTTTACCCAATTTTGAATTGCCTTTGCAGTTGGATTTGCTCGCACAGAATCAAGCATTTGACCGTAAATCCAGTCTCCAACTGCCTTAATAGCATCTGGACGTTCATCGACAGCCAAACGAAGCTGTTGCAATGCCTCTTTTGAAGTGGCATATGCCTCAACTGTTTGAGATGGATACACGCCACCTTTGAGCACTCGTCCCGAAACGTCGTTAAGGTATTTGTCTGCGTATATCTTGTATTTTGCGTTTGCAATTTTAACGTCAGCAGACAATTCACCAAGAGCATCAAGGTCAGACTGAATGCCGTCCTTTAACTTTTTAAGCAACCTGACAGTGTTTGGGTTGCCTCCTGGGCCAGACTGTTCAGATATTGCGCCAGAAACAGACTGCAACACACTGATCAACTCTGACGCAGGACGCTCTTCGCCTTTGTATGCCGAAATAAAGTCCTTAACCTTTGATGGCAGATTGTCCATCTTGGGTACTTCTGACTTGATTGCATCAGCGGCGGCACGGCCCTGTTCAAAGGTTGTGGTTATTCCCGCTGTGTCTAGCTCTTTGTATGGAGCTTGCGCTTCAGCCTTTGCAAGCTGTTGCTCAGATTGAAGAACCTTAAACACTGCATCTCCAGCATTTGTTTGATCTCCACGCCGCATGGAGATTTCACCCTGCGCACGCTCTAGTTCATTGGCTATTCTTGCGTTTGCCAATTCAACACTAAGCACACCTTCATCAACACGCTTTGCTTGTTCGAGCGCATTTTTATTTGCTCGATCCATGATGCTCTTCGATACAGCATCACCTTGTTCCTCAAGCCCTTTAGCCACTTCTTGCGCCCTAACAAGAAGCTCTTTGTTTTGCATTGCAAAGATATCTTGCGAATATTTCGGCGAAACAGCGGACGGCTCAAGCGTAACGTCAACCTTCTTGGCTAAAGCTTCTGCGCTAGCTTGATCAATGTTTCTAAGTGTAGCCTCGCGGTTGCGTAGAGCCTGCTGAAGGCCAAGGAATCCTTCGTCACCCACAACGTCACCACTTAGCGGCCGCACCCCTTCGCCAGTAACTTCACCGGCTCTTGCAAGCTTGGCGACAGCAGCGTCCTTGTCGCTGACAAACCTGTCCATGACATTGCCAGCAGCCTGGCGAGCAGCAATCTCCTGCCTAGCCTTTGGATCAAACAACCTTTGGCCAAACTTAGTTGGCTCAAGCACAGCGCCAGTGAGCGTGTCGAACGCCAGTCGCTCAAGGTCGGGCAACTCGCCTTGTGCTGCACTGCCAGCAATGGATACGCCTGCGCCTACGCCTGCGCCGATGCCCGCGCTTTTGGCTAATGCTTTACCGACTTGGATGTCACCGGCTAGTGCTGCGCCCATCTTTGACACAGGAACCTTGGCTACCATAAACTGAGGCACAACTTCACCTGCAAGTCTTGAGTAACGAGTTCCTGCCGATGCAGTGTCGAACGCAGCTTGAGCACGCTCCTCAGATGACATTGGCATCATGCTTTCCTGCAAAGCTGAGCCAGCAGCAGATCCTGCCATGCCGCCTGCAAACGTGCCCGCCAGCGGAATAGGAGCCATTGAGCCAATTGCGCCGCCGCCAATTGCGCCTAACGTTGGGATGATTGCCCGTGTTGCGCCCCGGTATGCAGCACCAAGTGCGCTAGGTGCCATCTCTTTTTGATATTCTCTCCAAGCTGTCGAAAACTCGTCCGTGGCGTCATCTGCCGGCGTATACGTTGGCGAGATCAATCCTTCAGCTACAGCAGTGTCGAGTATTTCTTTGGGCGTGTCGCCAAGCTGTTTTGGGTTTAAGTATCCAGTAACATCTGTAAACCTAGACTCAAAACTAGACGCAGGAGGACGTTCTGGCTCCGTTTGTTGCAAAAGCGAGATTAACTGCTCGTCACTTAACTGTGAAATGTCAGCCATATTACTTAATAAGCCCGCGCCGTTTTGCGTCCATTAAAAGTTGCTCTCTGCTAAAGCCGCCTGGGTTTTGTCTGCTGATAACAGGAATAGCAAGAGATGGATTATAAGGCTTTATTGAGTTAACATCCAATCCAAGCGACTCTGCAATTTCAGGGCTAGTTTGTTTTGCAATAGAGTTAAACTGAGATCTTGATCTGTTCACCATATAATCGTGAACTGTTTGAACTTGTTCTTTGTACTTTTTAACTCCAGCCTCAATTTTTGGAAAAACTGATTTTCCGCTTTTAGCTAAATTTGTTATATCAAGCACTGAATCATCAAGCGTTGGCAAAACACGCTTTGCTTCACCTTCTGATAGTGCATCTGGATTATCAGACAAAGAGGCATTGTAAATTTTACCTTGAGAAGCAAGTAGCCTTGCAAGATCGGCAAAATAAACGTCACGCTTGTCTTTATTTTTAGGCGCGTTTTCAAGTTTATAATCAATTAAGTCAACTATAGACTTTGAGTCTGAAATTGATCTAAACCTTCCAATGCTGGCAGATTGAATTTTTTCAGTAATTGGCTTAAGTAATGGATTTTTACTTAAAAAAGAATCAATGTTTGGTGTATCCTTTGGAATAAAATCTATCTCAGACTCAAGCGACTTACGCAAATCATCGCGTTGATCCTTTGGCGCAGACAGCACAATTGAGTTAATCTGAGATGTCAGCATTCTTCTAGCCTCTTGCGCCTTTGCTGCCTTCCCAGCAAACTCATCGAACGGGAACGACACGGGTGCAGCCTGCTGCTGTGGCTGCGCAGGCGTAGGCTCCATGCTCAACACGGACACAGTGCCAGGGCCACCGGCAGGCTGTTCTTGCGGTGGAGTCTGCTGAAGGAACTGCGTGTCAGACGCCATCTGTCGCGCCTGTTTGGATGGCTTTTCTGGGAAAAGCTCTAGAAAGTAATCAGATAGTGATGCCATACGTTGTTGGACTACTGTGAAAACATGCCCCTGAATGACCCTAGACTTGATCTAAATTCATCGATCTTGGCATTTACGCCTTTGTATCTCTCTTGCTCAGCTAAACGTTGTTTCCTCTGCTCCTCAAGCTGCGCATACTGTGGGCCAACGCCAACCATCGCACGATTCATTGCTCCACCCTGTTCCGCCTCAATCTGCTGCATCTTGTGGTACTGCCCGATAGCCGGAGGCACGATCATGTTATAGACCATATTCTTCTCCGACGGCTTCATGTCAGCAGTCTGCGCAATAAATTGAGAAGCTTGATCCTTGGCGGTAATTACGCCTTCTGGGCCTTGCTTATCTTTAAATAACATGTTCTGAACCAAGGAATTCTTAAGCAAGTTCTCGTAAGACTTATTCTGCGACTCAAGTTGCTTGGCCTCTTTCATGTACCCAGCCACCGCTGACGCCGCACTTGTAATCCCCTGTGCAATGCCCTGGCCCATTGCCATCATGCCCTGTCCTTCGATTCTGCCTGCGTTAGCATAAGCATCTGCGATTCCCTGCCCCATCATGCTCATCGCCTGAGGAGCTGGCGTATTATAAAGTTCACGAGGTCTTGCCATAAAATTTGGTTCTAGCTTCTAAACAAAGAGTACTGCCCTTCTCGAACCGCTGGCAGGCTTGCGGTCTATGCTCATAGATTGTACACGAAACTTCCTGCCCAACAATCCCCGAAAGCGCAATACAGCGAGTTCCAACGCACTTAAGCAGTGGCAGATCATCGCGGATGTACTCTTTGGGGATGTTAACTGCATCAGATCTATCCTTTCGCAGAATCGGCCAACTGGCCTTGTGGCTGCAACACGCTCCGCACTTTTGGCAGTCCAGTTCGGACATTGCAGTAGGGGATGACTGGCTCTTCGTGCAAGACAAACTCATGCAAGTTCTCTACGTCAGCGTTTAGCTTTGGACAATGCACAAATGCAGATTCTCTACGATCAATACAACGGAAACAGGCATGAACGTAGTCACTGTTCATGTGCTTGTCCGGGCGGGACACAACATCCGTGTCATATCGATTCTGGTCGTATTTGACGTTGTTGGATGTGATGTACAGAGAAACATCCTCGTCAGTCCACTCGCGAAGTGGGAACCACATCTCTGTGCCGTTACCCATAAACTTCATGTCTACCATCAACGGAACTTTTCCGGTCAGAGGATCTTCATCGCTATTCTTGTGTCCGCAAAACAAAATATCAAAGTCGTTAACAACATTGGCCTTTGGCCTGTTAAGCCATTCCTTGCCGCACACCCAAGGCCTTGTAAGATCCAGCATTTCAGTGCCGCGCATCACCTTAAAGCAACTTGAGCCAAGTGAGTAGGTTTCACAGACATCAATGCGATTATTGCCGTGTGTTAGCGCAATAGATGACGGAACCCAGTCGTGGACGGTCAGCTTAAGTTCTTCCTGCACCTCATGGTGATGTTTGTACTTGTGTGACAAGAACGGCAGCTTGAAGTGGATTACCTCAATGTCCGGTCTAATTTTCAGGCATAGATCCAACAGCACGGTAGAGTCCTTGCCGCCGCTCCATAGAACAGCGGGACGCCTAGCGCGTTTAAGTGCCTTATTTATTACATCTATAGCAGTAGTTGTATTCATTAGAAACCAACTGCGGCAAGCCCACCAATCTTTGCAGCCCCAAGCATTCCAACAGCACCAATTCCAGCGCCGCCTAATGAGCCAAGCATACCTTGACTTCCGGCACTCTTTGCCGCATTAGCCTGCGCCTGACCAGCCGCCAACTGCATCTGTGCGTTGTACGCTCCGTAGATCGAGCCCATGCCAGTCTGTGACTCTGGGTTAAAGTACTGCGGGCCAGCCTGCTGTTGACCCATCATCGCGTTCTGCGCAACTTGACCGCCAAACGAACCAGCGTACATAGGCTGTTGGTAGAATGAGGTCAACGCAGGAGCGGCCTGCTGTTGGAAGTAACCACCCAATCCCGTACCAAGAGCCACAAGCTGCTGTTCCCGGGCCTGACGAGCGTTGTAGCGGTTCATCACCTCGGCAAGGTTACTCTGCCCACCTAGCGACGTTCCCCGAGCTGCATAGCCCGCTCTGGCCTGCTGATCGAGCATACGCTGCTCTTCTGGAGAAAGATTTGTTCCATTAGCCTGCAATCCGCCGAGCTTCTGCTGGGCGTACTGTTGGAGTGCGCGGTTGATCCCGCCAACACCCTGCACATCCTGAAACGCTTGAACATATTCACCACCACGCTGCTGCAAGCCGCGCAATTGCGCTGCCTGCTGACTCTTCATGTAATCCTCTTCTAGCTGCGAGTACGCAGGCTGAAGCTGTTGATACATGCCAATCTGACTCTGGGCAGCTTGCCTAGCAATCTGATCCTGTAAGGCCTGATATTTAGGCTGATAGATCTCCTCACTGGCATACACCTGCGGGGCAAGATCAATCTGCGCCTGCAAAATAGACCGCATCGACTCCTGATAATTAGGAGCTGGTGGTGCTTGTACAACTTGAGTTTTACCTCCGCCCATATAAAAGTCTTTCTAGTTTCCTTGGGGTTATTGGAATGGCATGATCATGTCTCCATGCCCACACTTGCGTGATTGGTGATTTGCGTTCAAAGAACTGGTTAAACATTTGAGCAACCGCTTCAGGTTCACTTGCCCATGCCATGTGGATCGTCCACAGGCCATCCTGCTTGCGCCACTTCCAATTAAAGTCGCTAACGCTAGGATGTGTAGTGCCGATGCCAGTGATGATGCCGTTGCGGCGAGCCACATAAATACTGTCATGGACACCATAAAAGCTGAGATATCCATCAACGTCGTCTCGGGAGACTTGTCCAAGAAGTTGAAGATGATTTCGGCATTGTTCATATAGTGTATCGACAAGTTGTTCCCAGTCTTGGACTGTCATTAGGTTTTGACGATAAACATCAGGGCTACGTTGCGGGGACGGGTTTCAGTGCCGCCAGCACTTCCTGTTTGTGTATTGTTAGAGTTATTGTAAGCCAGACCTCCCGTCCCTTGCCAGTTAATCTGTGGGTCTGCAAACCCAATACAGTTGGATAAATGTGTGTGCGGCTGGATGTCTTGGCCTTGAGCTGACCTAATCACACGACCGGGGTCAATGCCCTTTCCATTGTCAAATCCACGAACAAACTCACCACGAAGATCTGGCACTGTTGAGCCAAACAGAGCGGCAAGAGCTGGATAACCAGAAGTAGATTGTCCTCCGCATTGAATCCACCCACTTGGAGGAGAAGTTGTTCCCCACATTACAATTGTGCCTGACGGTACTCTAAGTGCAACTGCGCTGGCAGCTGCGCTGGCAGCCGTAGAGTCAACGTAGCCTTTACTGGCTGCTGTAGCGGATGTTGCTGGTGTGCTGTTATTCAGAATAAGCGGCCCAGTCATGGTGCCACCTGTAAACTGTACAAAAACGGCAGAAAACAACGTCCTTATACTTTCAAGCGTATATTTAAAAAGCGATCCTGTACGTTCAGCGATAACAAAATCACCCACTTGTGGAGTGGATGAGCTTTGAGCTGAAATGGCACCGGGCAACAATACAGCCTGATCAACGTGGTCGTTGAGGTTGCCAGCAGTAACCTGCGAGTTCGCCGCTGGAAAGTCTGCGTAAGTTGTTCCCTTTTGAATTTGTTGAGCTGGCATAAGGTTATTCCTGCGAGATCATTGGTCTATTAGCGGCTATAGCATAAACAGCCGTACTTTTCAAGGATGGTCTTCCAACAACGAAATTTACAGTGCAGGCAATCGACGTTCCTCGGGCTGCAATGCGTGGGCGCAACGTGCCATCCGTAGTGCCACTAAAACTGTACCTTAACACTGTTTCAGTAGAGTCTGGATCGTAAGTGGTTGCATCAATCTGCACAAAATCATTTTGTACGTTATTGAAGGTAAATTCTCCTCGGCTAAACCGTTTTTCAGAAGTTCCACCAAACGCATACTCTCTAGTCTTTATAGATGCAGGAATATGAATAAAGTTTTGAGTAGTAGCAATTGTGGATTCAGTCTTAACTGGCTCGCCATTTGGCTGAAGAGATGCAGGAAATAAGTTAAATGGCAATAATGGCGTTACATCAGATGTGTTAAACTCGTCGCCTTCAACTTGTTCTTCAGTTAAAAACACGCCACCATATTGAGTTGATCCAGCAAAGTTAGTGATAATCATTAACCTGCGCTGATTGATATACGCAGACAAGATAAAGTTGTCTTGGAACAACCCAGTCGGATAATAGTCAATTGACTCCCACGCTTGGTTAAGTGTGTTGTAGACTAGGATCTTGTCGTTCCTCGTCGCCGTGCCAGTAGGCATGGCAATGTAAAAGCGGTTATTGAAGTAAGTCGCAACTGAGTTTTGAACAGTGTCGTAGTTTACTGTGTCAAAGAAGTCTGCGATTGGTTCACTGAGTGGCAGCGTGTTGCCTAGCAGCTTCAAGTCAAGCTGTGGCGTTAGCATGTGTACACCGTTGGCAGACAAGAAAAAGACGAACTGGCCAGCAGACACAATTGAGCGTCTAGCTAGACATCCAATTTCAGTTGTCACTACCGTTGTGCTGCTCTGCGCCCCCGGCGGTGAATCAGTAGCGAAGTTGTCAGTCTCGACGTAGACAACATAAATACTCTTAGTCATAAAGACCAAGAACTGGTCCTGCACCCAAGGCAACACCCCCACAATCGAGTCATTTCCACCAGTGTTGATGATGAAATTATTGAGCGTCGTGTCGCACTGCTCACTTAAGATGTCGCTCACCAACATCTGGTAGTCGCCGTACTTGAGAATGAGCCTATTCTGGAAGTACAGCCCAAAGTCAGCGCAAGGCACAGACTCCGTAATTCCTGTAACTGTAGTTCCGTCTATCGTAAACTTCTGCTGTGCAAATGAAAGTGTTGCCTGCCCATCTTCCCATATTAGCGGCGGTTTGCCGCGTCGAGCTGTCCATCCCGATTGGCCAGTTTGAGCAATGTAAGTTGATGCCGTGTTGTTGGTGTACTGAAACGTAAACGTGGTTGGGCCAGTAACTGTGATGATGTAGTTGTTAGTAACCGCCTGCCCCGGCGCGTCACTGCCAACTGTGCGCCCGATAGTAACTTCGTCGTTGTTGGAATAGCCATGATTGCCAACAGTGGTGATTGTGATCGTCCCTGTGTTTCCAGCAGCAATACTTGGGTTTGACGCACTGGCTGCAAATGTCGTCTTGTCGTACTTGCCTCGAAAGATGTAGACCTTATTGAGTGCTGTAACGACATCACAGATACCACCTACGGCAATTGTTCTGTTGGCAGGAAATAGAAATGCTTGGCTTAAATCTTCAGGATCTGAACCTTGAGCAGGCTTGTATAGGTACATCCTGTCGGTGAATACCAGCACAATGTTGTCATGCCCCGCGTCGTCAACGTACAGGCCCGATCCAACCATCGTCAGGTTGATAAGATCATTATCCGTAAGACGCTTGGTTCCTTTACGAGGTTGGGCAATGCCGCGCTGCAAGCGAGTGTTAAAGCTCGCCTGTAGCATGCCGGGCTTCAAGTTGGCAGGATCAAGCCTACTGGCAAAGCCAATAAACATGTCGTCACCTTCAGCTTGAAGTTCTTCTGCCATTAGGAAATGAGCTTACTGAGCTTGTCTACAACCCGCTGGAGGTCGTCACGCAGTTCAACCATGCGCTCCATATGACCTTCATCTTCGCCTTCTTCCTCGCCTTCGTGCTCCTCCTCTTCGCCGTAACCGCACTCGGAACAAGTGCCATCAGACTCCATTGGAGAATCGCATTCAGGGCAGGAGCGGCTTTTGCCGCCCATAGGGCCACCAAGGATGGCCAGCATTGCATTCATTGACTTAGGCATAAGATTAAGCAGTTAAAGATTGTCCCTTGGTCCGGCGAACACGCAAATCAGCAAGAGAATAAGGAGTATCGTACTCAAAATGAGGCGCATCGTAAATAGACTTGAAGTTGCCACCCCAGCGGAGCTTGTGCTTGGCGCAGAGCGTGGAGGCGTGCTTATGCATAAGGTCAGCGAGCTTCGCGTCAGCGGGTGTGCTGCCATCCATGTACACTTTGCCCTTGAACACGCCACAGTCGATGGCGAGTCCAAAGTTGTGCATGCTTGATCCTGGCTTGGCATTAGTCACCTTTGGCCCCGGAGCCGTGCGCCCCTTGGCGTACAGCGCCGCTTGTTCCTCGAACGTCCTAGTTCCACAGATGACCTTGTAGTCCAGTCCATTTTGAGCAACCAGTTCCTTCGCGTCTACGATGAACGCAATAAAAGCGTCCCTGACTTCAGGTGACAGCGTCGCTATGAACTTGGCTGACCGTTCGTCAATCATTTGTGTAACAGCTTGTATATCTTGGTCAGCGTATAAAAGATTGCGGCAATGCCACCCAGAATGCGAACTGTTTGCTCGATCTCGCTTAAAGACAATGCAATTGCGGCTACGTTTATGCCCAAAACAGAGCCAATTTCTTTGAGATCGTCTAACATTTCACCGGGGCTTTCCATTGCATTACCTGTGTTGAGATTGTTTGGCGACAGAAGTGGCATCAATCAACTCCAGCTCAAGTTGCTGGTATCGGGAGTCTGAATGCCATTTCTGTGCCACCTCGGCAGTGTACGTCTGTCCAGCCTGAAGCTCAAGTATCTCCTTGCTGGGTGGATATAAGTATCTTGCTTGATCGCGTGAATTGGTAGCGCAGCCGGTCAGCCAAAGCATCACGGCCATTGGCCCTAGCCTCAAGGATCTGAGTTTCGACATCATCGCAGTACTTGGCTATGTCACGCTCTAGCTCCCATGATGCCCGTTTAGCCTTGATCTCCAACCACAGGCGCAGGATTTGCAGTAGGTTTTGTATCATTGGACTCCTTGCGGATAACGTTGATTAGCCCGATAAGCGCCAGCCCAGTGGTCAGAATAGCCTCTTGCATCTCTGGGTGCAGTTTAATTCCAACTGCTGTGAGCAGCGCAAACACGCCGCGCCATGTAGATGGTTCTTTGATTCGCTCGAGTATATACTTCATAATTACTTCTTCTTAGCGGTTTTGGCGGCTTGCTTGAACGCCTTTGCTGTTGGAGCGCCCTTAGTGCCAGGTTTGCGCATCTTCTCTTTGCTGCCAGCGGCGATACGCTCGCGCTTGGCGTGGATGTTGGAGTAGAGTCCTCGTTTCATAAGATTAGCACTTCCATCTCCGCATGCTTGCTCTAGCTCGTTCTGCTGGGCCTTTAGCCTTGGCTACGACACCAGCCATTCTAGCGCAAAAACTCTTCTTGCGTCCAGCGTCAGCTTTTGTCTTTGGGTTGGGTGCAGGAGCTTTGAGGTTGCTGCCAGTGGCTCGATTGTACTTGGCGCGTCCTTTGGCTGTCAGACCTGCGCCTTTAGACACAGGCAGCTTTTCGCCGCGACCAACTGCTAGGGATACGGATTTTCTTGGCATAAGGTTAGCGAGCTAGAGCGTATTTGCTGGGCACTTCTGCGAAGGCTGCAAAGATGTACGATTCGCCGGTGGCATTGAGTGCATTTTCAAGTGTTCTAACTTTAAATCCATTAGATAATATATCTATTCCGCCAAACGATATTTCTATGCTAGAATTATTTGGATATAATTCGTTATCAGAAATATTTCCAGAATCTCTAGATGTATCAATAATACGCCAATTGTATCCAGTTAAAGTTGAAGACACAATCATTACAAACCTCGGTTTAAATCCACAAAAAACAAATGGGCCATTAGCGTTGCCATTGCCAGTATAACTGCCAAATTTATTAAAATCCGTAATTTCAGAAAAGCAATAAGCAATGTATTCTCTGCCTATTCCGTTCCCATTTGAAGAATCAACAGATCCAGCTTGAATTGTAAACGTAGATGCGCTAGGGGAGGTTCCAACAGCTCCAGCACTTGTATTGCTAATTAACTTGCGCCCAGAAGGAGGGGTGCCAGTAATATCATTTAAGTTCATAAAATACCCAGCACCCATGTTTTTATGATATACAAGCCAGTTTACTTCAACTGGAGTTCTTGCCTTAAGGATAATCATTGCTGGAACTACACCCAATCCGTGTCCAATTGTTGGATTATTTGTGCCTGTTCCGGTATACGACACGATACTAAAACCTGCTGTAGTATTTGCGTTTACTTGTGAGGTAACGGTGCCAGCATTGTTGGCGACTGCGCCTGTGCCTGCCTTCCACTGCCAAGCAATGTATGAGTTTGCGCCGCCTGTGCTTGAGTTAACCAGTGTTGCGTCTGTTCCAAGGCTAAACCCATTTGCATTAAATGCCGTCAGCCCTTGCGTAAGCGTTCCTTCAACGGCTGGGGTATTTGAAGATAAATATTTTGTTGCGCCCCGCGTAGAATCAAACAAGGCATGATTTGTAGCGGCAGTGCGGTTCTTAATCCACACCAGATCCGGCTGGAACGACACGCCGTTTACCACATTCGACAGTGACCTAGCAGTAGCATTGCCTGTGTAGGTCGTCGCTGCCATGAAATTCGCGCCATTTACAATCGACGGTGTCGGCAAGTTCTGTGTGTTGAGTGCGCGGAAACCAGCGGGGGGCGTGTAAGTGAAAGGGCGTTGGCCGAAGTTGGCGTATATAATTTTTGCGTTTGTTAAAGATCCAGCATACGGAAAATATCCGCCTCCAGTAAGACCTGTTGCAATCGACGTATACGTTGACCCATTAACGGTATAATCTAATGCACCGGTATCTGCATTAAAGCGAAGCCCAATTACACTGGTTGTTGGAGTGACTGCAACTGTTGTTGCAGCAGCCTTATAAACACCAACAAGCTGAGATGCTGTTGCTGCGCTATATGCAATTTCCCAATACCAACTGCCACTATCCATTGACATGCTGCCAATAATATTTTGAGCAGCAGCAGATGTAGTTTCAAGATTTGCAGCAGCTAGTGTAGCTGTAGTTATTCTATCCAACGGATTCAACGTGCAGTAATTCCCCCTGCCATTCCCGCTATCACTGTAGTTCACCGGGACATCCAGCATGCTGTCGTACGTCACGCCCGGCGTCACGCTGATGCCACTCGGTGTCCAGTTGTTGCCGTTCCCTGAGCTATCCTTGCCAATTGCGGCCGCCGTCGCGGCGCTGGCATCCGAAAACTTGAGGTAGAACCCATTTGTGCCGTAAGTGCCAACGTACTGCTTAGGCGACCAGACGCCAGTGGTGGACTCGATCTGACCGAAGGACGATGGAGTCAGAGCTTGACCGTCGATAAAATTAACATCGGTTAAATATCCATCAAAAAAGTTTGTCGTGTTTGTCGCGCCAATTTGATGAGCTATGGCCGTATTGAAAACGGTATTAGCAGTTGTTCCTGTGGCTACAGGTGTTTGATTAACATAAAGCGTTTGAGATGCTCCATTTTGAGCATAAACAATATGATACCAAGCAGATGGATCTCTAAATACAGCCGTTGAAGTAGCAGCAGAAGTCCCGTTAAGCGTAAGGTTTAATTGATCTGAGCTGTTAAACGTAAGAAACGTATTGGTGCTCGCCCCAAACAGCCGGTATGTGCCCGTCAATGCTCCTCTTTTTACCCAAGCAGACCAAGTAAAGACGGTTGAGCTTGTTGGCCCAGCAAACGTCCTGCTCAGGTAGGCAGACGCATTTGACCTAAACCGAAGTGAGTTCGTGACAAAGTTTCCGCGCCTGAGACTGCCGAGTAAAGATAACATAGAAGAGAACGTAAATTACGTTGTTGCATCGCCACCAACTACCCAGCTATTTGCGGCCACTTTGATTAGCGAAATGATTGCGTATTGTCCAGAAGTCTTTAAACCGTTCTTGCCGTTTACAGCAGTCGTCCCCGGAGTAACCGCCGAAACTGTCACTTGACCAGCGCCAAGCTGCATCACAAGGATTTGTGTGCCGATAGGGAAGTTGGCATTAGCCGTAGCGTCCGTTGGGATGCTAATCGTAATCGGCGAAGCATTGCTTGCGGTAATCAGCTTACCTGCATCCGAGCCGCCTGCAATATCCGTAACCGTGTAGGTAGTGCCAGTCTGCGCGTTGATTAGCACCTTCGATGTAGCTACTGGCAACCGTTCAGCTGTAGACGTGGTCAGATACAACTGGTCGCCAAACCATTCAACGGCATTTGCCACCGGAGTTGCCATAAGCGCAACACCAGCTTGAAAAATGAGCGGGCAATTCTGTGCTCCGGTATTATTTGCGCGTAGTGTTTGCGGCCCAGTAAATACATTGCTGCTAAGACTCGCAGGCGACGTTCTAAGATTAACGCGCACCATTGTAATGTTGGTTGTTCCAACAGTGATTTCAGTGGTCCCTGTTCCAGTCGGCCCCACAAATGATTGAATAAAACCGTTTTGGGCTGAACCAAAACGAGTCATGTACATCGAATTTTTGACGACGCCCGTGTACCAAGATGGGCGAGTAAAAACAGCCTGCACCCCCGCAGCACCCACAGTTGTCACTTCCCAAAATCCGTTTTGTGTTAGATTTGTGGTCTGTAGTGCAAACGCAATAATGTCGCCCAGTACAGGAGTGTAACCGTCTGTTGCAAACACCCCTGGTGCCGTGACCGTAAACACATTACCAACCATCGTTCCCACAATATTGGCCGTTGTCTGCGCTTCGACCATCCGCATCCCAATACCTAAGCTTGAGATGGCAGCTTGGGTACTTATTGCCCCAGTTCCACCCTTGTTAATCGCAAGTGGAGCAGCCGTCGTAAGTGCAGGCTGATAGGCCGCCAATTGGCTCGTAGAAGCGTACCCAGACAGTGCGTCAGTAGTGATGCCGCCGAGGTTGCTCAAGGCTGCTACAGCCGTTGTAGCGCCTGTTCCACCATTACTGATGTCCAGCACACCAGTCAGGTTGAACGTGCCATTGTCAGTGATTGCGCTTGTTGGTGCGAAAGACAAACCAGACACTTGGCTCGTCATCGCAATGCTCGTAACCGTGCCAGCGCCAAGCTGCGACAAGGAAGCCGTCTCAAGTGCGCTGATGCGCCCATAAGCATCCACGCTAATGACTGGCACCGCTGCGCTGGAGCCTACGTTCGTCAACACACCCGGCCCAGCAGTCTCAAGGGCAATGATGCCGTCTGTCGTGATCGTTCCGCCTGTAAGGCCCGCGCCAGCCGTAATGGACGTTACCGTGCCAGATCCTCCAACAGCAATAGCCTGCGTTGTAAGTGCGGTGATTTGACCGTAGATGTTGGCCGAGATAACAGGCACCGCCACAGACGAACCCGCGCCAGTGATAGCAGCGATCCCAGTGGTTTGCAGTGCGAGAGTGCGGCTAGTCGAAAGATCTCCACCGCCAGTCAGGCCTGCACCAGCAGATACACTAACTTGCGACATCTGCACCTTGCTAAGTGCAATGGCTGCGTCAGTAGCAATGTCAGCGTCGATGATGAATGAGGCTGGGTTCTGAGGAACACCGTTGATGAGCTTAAGTACGCCCGTGCCACCAACTGACGGGATCGTTGTATGGACATGGCTAGGGGCGCCGTCACCGAAGTCAACCGTCACAGTGTGACCAGCGCCGGATGCCTGCACCTGAATGACGATGTACAACCTGTCAGCAGGTGTGATGTCCGTTTGTGAAATGACAAGTGAAATGGCTGTTTGAAGCGGTGTGCCGTTATTTGGAACAACTGCATTACCAGAGGTTGCAATGTTTGTTGATGTCGTGCCGTCCCACTTGTTGACCTGAACACGCAGAACTGTAGGGGCGTTTGTGTTAGCCGTGCCAGCGCACCAGACGTTGAAGTCGAAGATACCAGCAGGCAGGAACTCAAGATTTGGATCTAGCGTGTCCGAGACAAACCCAGCAACGTCCGTCCACACGCCACTTGTAAGCGTAGGCGTCGTAATCGAGGACAACGCAACCTCAGCGGTGCGGCCCAGTTCTTTTGCGCCAACAGGCGCAGGCGCATCTGGGTTTGTGCCATAATTGAAGTAGAACAATACCCCGCCACCACCAGACCCACCAGAGGCTGGAGCTGTAGCCACCCACGTTGTTCCATTCCAAGTCAACACTTGACCTGTTCCAGGAGCAGCAGACGATACTGCTTGACCTTGCAGCTTTGCTACCGTTGGGTTGGGATAGTTCCCAGACAGATCTCCGCCAGCAGCAGCCGTAGCAGACAGTGCTCCGAGATTAGACAACGCAGCAACAGCAGTCGTTGCTCCTGTGCCACCCTGCGAAAGCGCAAGGGGCGCGGCAGATGTCAACGCAGGTTGAAGTGCATCAAGCTGGGTTGTTGTTGCATATCCGCTAAGCTGGTCAGTTGTGGCAAAGCCAGACAACTGTGAGGTGAAGGCGATTCCAGCAATCTGCGAAGTGGTCGCGTAGCCACCAAGCTGTGCTGTGGTCGCAAATCCCGTAATCTGCGCAGTAGTAAGCGCGTTCTGGTTGTAGTTAACAACTGAAACAACGATATCACTAGACCCAACAGTAATTAATCCGTTTGTGGCTTTCCCACAGGTGTAAATGTATCCAGACCTTGTGTTGCCTTGACCAACACTGATTGTGACTGCCTGTCCAATTGCTCCACTAAACCAAGTTGGGCGAGTTAAAACAAACCCAGAGCTTCCAGTGTTTGCGGTAGTTGCAATCCAAGGCCCATTCTGCTTTGGATCAGCTTGTGCAGTGAAAAGCAAAAGGGTGCCAACAGAAATCAAAACAAGATCAACTTGCACGCTACCAAAAGTAGCGTAGGTAAATGTGTTTGGTGTAACTCCAGTATTGGAAGTCCCGGCTTGATTCGATGTGGCAGCTAAGTCTACTGCGTAATGACGAGTTGCTCCAGACTGAGTCGTGTTGTCGTAGAACAAGATTCCCTTGCTATCCACGGACAACGCAGCGCCTGTGCCGCTTTGTGTAATTGCAACAGCAGGAACAGTGCTGTTTGCCGCAAAAGTTGCTGCCCGACCTGTGCTGCTTGGATTAACCACAAGCGAGGTTACCGCTGTACCAGCGCCAATAGTTTGCTGCTGGTTAAATTGGTTTGCTTGAGAAAGACCAGCAACAGCCACAGCAGTTCCTGTGGTTGGTGAGAACGTCAGCTTGCTTTGATTGCTAATCCATACATCACCTGCAATGGACGATCCCGGCGCAGGGACAGCCAAAGCGCCCCCAATGTTTGCCTTAGCCTGATCCGTGGTTGCCGCCATAACAAGGCGACCTTCCATTGTCGAGCCAGACTTAAGCACATAAGCATTTAGCTGCTGTGTATCAAAAGCAGGCACTTGAGCGGAAGTAATCCCGCCAAGGTTGGTCAGCGCACTGACAGCATCAGTTGCTCCGGTTCCACCGTTACTGATAGCAATGACATCACTGGTTGCTACAGCTCCAATTGAGGCGGGTGTAATAGCAGCGATCTGCGCGGAAGCAAGGGCTTCAACCTGTGCGCTATCTGTAAGCCCGGATATTTGATCCGTTGTAGCCAGTCCAGCAACGATAAGGCTCTTCGCAGCAGTCTTGGTGTCGCCTGCTTGGTTTAAGACAACAATGTCATTGTCATTAACAATGCTTGCTACAGGAAGTTGAGAGATCTTGATGTCTGGCATAACTTTATTTGAGCTGCAAAAATAAACTTAACAATACTAGCTACGAAGTAAATACGATTGTACCAGATGCGTTAAATGTGTGCCTTGTAACCCCTCCAGATGAGCTAACTGTTCCACCTGTTGCACGTTGTGCCCCTGAGTAGTAAATTACAATTTTTCCACTTCCACCCGCCCCGCCAACGGTTCCTAAATCACCGCCTCCGCTGCCGCCGCCGCCGCCGCCTGTATTTGGAGTGCCGCTAACTCCGATTGATAATCCAGATTTTCCGCCAGCACCACCCCCGCCAGTGCCGCCAGTTCCAGATGTTGTTGTGCTAGATCCGCCGCCCCCGCCACCTGCAACTGTTTCTGGAACCCCACCAATTGTCACAGATCTTCCAACGCCTCCATTTCCTCCTGCGGTTAATGTTGCATTAACTCCAACTGCTCCAGCTCCCCCGCCGCCGCCGCATTGGCCATTAGTAAATCCAGCTCCGCCGTTATTTCCTTGAGACGGACTTAGTGAAGGGATGTTTCCTAAGCCTCCAGATCCACCACCTCCTCCGAACGCTGGCGCTCCACCGCCACCAGAGCCTCCATTCCCTCCATTTGGCTCAAAACTAAAGTTTCCAGCAGCGCCGCCCCCGCCGCCTGCTACTTCGTACTCAAAAAATGAAGATTGCTCTCCATTTTGTCCATTGCCATTTACCGCAGCGCCACCTGCCCCAACAAATACCTCCAGCGCAACTCCAACTGGAACAGTAAACGCGCTTGTCTGAAGAACTCCCCCAGCTCCACCACCACCGCCGTTTTCAAATGAGCCGCCTGACCCACCACCTGCTACAAGTAATGCATTAATTCCAGCAGACTGCACTGCCTGACCTGCAAATAGATTAAATGCTTTGGCAAACATTAATAAGTGTAGTTTTTGGCAAAATTCCCATACCACTTCACTCCATCAGAAACAAAAGAAAATATATCAAGCCTCCCGGCTGTAGCAGTCATTACTGGTGCAGCGCCACTGGGCCAAGCAACACCCGTAAATGTAGCTGTCCCATTTCCTGTTGCCGCTGCTTGTTTAAGGTACAAAACAAATGACTTTCCAGCACCTACTGGAGGCATTGTAAACGTGCAGGCTGTTGAAGCTGTAAGAGTGGCTGTTAAAACTGTGCCTGCTGTAATTGCCAATGTTGCTGATGCTGCAACAACCCCAAGGGCCACCGTTCCTTCCGTGTAGGCATTAATTGCGGGAGCAGACAGCGTTGGCCCGGTTGCAAACACACTTGCGCCTGTGCCAGTTTCGTCTGTCAGTGCGGCAGCTAAGTTTGCACTTGATGGCGTAGTAAGAAATGCCGAGACGTTTGCTCCAAGCTGTGATGTTGCAAGCGCACCAATGGCGGCAGGCGTAATTGCAACAGCAGCCGCGCTTGTGATACGTCCCTTGCTATCTACTGTGAACTGACCAACTTCACCTGCTGACCCATAGGTAAGCGCAACAACTCCAGTCGTCGTCAGCGCAGGGCCGGGATAACTGCCAATCAAATCACCACTTGCTGCACCAGTTGGCGCGCGAGAATCACTTAAACGAGCATCGTTGCCTTCGCAGTTTGTGTTTGCTGATGTCCCAAAAGGAAGGCGCATCAAATCTGCATTAACCCTTTTGGTTGTGCCGTCTTGAACAATTGGCACTAAATCCGTGTCATTAACGGATACGGCTTCTGGTAATTGGGAAATTTTAATGCTCATGGGTTAACCAATGTTGATGCGCTGACTAGCCTCAGTATTAAGAAAATCATCCGTTTGTGTCAAGAGACGTGAGCTTATTGGTACATCTATTTTTTTGAACACAAACGTTTGAGAATTGCCTCTGACTTGAATCCGGGCAAAGTTTTTGTTTACGTCAAGCGAAGTGTTTATGTTTCGCTTTCTAAGAAATCGCGTAATCATTTTAATAGGTATAAACCATGTTTAGCCGCTGATTTTGTGCTTGCTGGCGGATAAGAACGTCAATCTGCTGCTGAATTGCCGATTCAGCCAACTGCTCAAACACCATAGCTTCTTCAGCGCGACCTTCAGACTTAAGAAAATCAGCAGAAACTGAGTTTGCCAAGTAGTCGCGAAACCTCGCCGGAATCTCGACGATCTGCCAATTTTCTTCTGGTTGATCAGCGGGAGTTACCCCTGCTAGAATGTCAGTTTTTGCAAAAAAGAAGTTGCCCTTGCTTGGCTTGGTTTTGTCCGCAATAAAGTAATTTCCATTCCCCTGTCCAAGGTCAAAATAAATCTGCGCTCCTGCCGTGTATGCAGAGGTTGACTCGTACTTAATTCCAAACATGCGAGGCGGAACCAGCCTGTACTGCACAAATTGACGATCTGCCTGAAATGTTCTCAGGTAACTTACCTCGTCATCAAAAGACTCTGGAGTTTGGTCAGCAAAATCCTCCACAATAAACTGCACCGGAATAGACCTTGTTGACTGCCTTGGGTCGTTATTGAATACATTTAAACCGTGAAGTGATCCTTGTGGAATCTGAATCAACAACTGTCTATTGTCTAAAAACAACACCTTTGTCGTAAGTGGCCCGTTTGGCCCGGCATATGTGAAATAATTTGTGTTTGTAAATTCCGTCTCAATATCAATTGCCGTAATGTACTCCCCAATCTCGTCAGTTGCTGTTATGTAGGTAAAATTATACTGGTTGTCAGCAACAGATGTTAAGGCACCTTCATTTATAGTGCCGTAAAAAGGATTCAAAAACTTAACGTAAGACTCTGGTATTGTGCCTTTTTTGTAGGCATCATTCTCAAAGTCTTGCAAGTAAACCCGCTTGAAATTCGTATCAAAGTTAATGCGAGTTGTGTTGGTGTTTAAATCATTCTGAGTAAGAAGATCTTCCCCATCCTCAGACTCAATCAACTCGCTTGTTTCTGTTGAAATCGTATTTGTTGCAGACTCAATTGACTGCACAGGCATGCCTGGCCAAGTGTACATGTACCGCTGCACATCAGGCCATTCCTCGCGATCCCATATCACAGACAACCTGCGTCCTGTGAAGTCGCGTATTGCGCCAAAAGACTTATCGTTTAGCGTAGCGCGAT